CTGATAGAGTGTTGTAGTAATAGATATTAGAATCCTTAAGCAATTCCTGAACACCAGGACCTGAATAGATAGGACGTCCACTAGCACTATTAACAGTATTAGTAGATTTAGAATACCATGCACCACGTTCAAGTTCACGATACCACTGCTTCCAATATTCAACTTCTGCATAACCTACCCACGTATCATGATAAACACCATTAGAGTCAGGAATCTTAATTGCAAGAACCTGATTAGCAGCATCATTAGTAACCTTATACATCTTACGATACCTAGACATACGACTAGACAACACAAGAGGAAGAGAGTACTGAGTAGAACCAGACTGTTCTTCAGCTTCACCATACTGTGAATAAAGTTTAGCCCAACGAGTACCAGGAGATAGATACTTAAGATCAAGGAAAGCATTCCTGTCATCACTCATGTAACGAACAGAATACACAACTCCATTACCCTGTTTTCCAATTACTTCCTGAATACGAACCTGAACACCGGGATTACCGGGATGGATAACATCACCAGCAAGGAACCAATCTTCATCAAGTTTCAGTTTAAATTCCTGATTATATTTACCGGGAGTAGAATTACCTGTCTCAATATTCTCGATAACTACCAATGGACGAGTAGACAAACCACGAAGTTCCCATTCCCATTCACTAGTACCAATAGTACGAGTACTACCGGTCTTCATCAACATACCAGTCAGAGGATTATCTGAATAAGTATATGCACTGAAAATCTGATTAGCCTTCGATTCAAAAATCTCTGGTTTGATAATCATAGCAGCACCAAGATGATTCTTTTCAGTCATGTTAGCGTGCCAAGGCATCTTTTTAATAATTAGTTTATTCTCAACTATTGCCATGTTTTTTTTGTTTTAATTGTTCTTTTTATTATTTAAAATAATCAATAAGTGATTTTCCTGAGTCTGCAATTTTGTATTCCTTTCTTGTTCTAATAGTATGAAGTGTTTTCTTATTAGCGTCACTTTCTGCTTTCTTTTTAACGCTACTAAAATCGAAATCACTATTTACTAGTTTTGCAAGAAGTATTAGTTTCTTTTCATCATTAAATATTTCACCAAGTTTAGTTTGAAATCCAGTTGCCGATAACTTTGTTTCTTTATTAAATATGGGTTTAGTAATGAAATCAACAAGAGATCCATCTTTCTTAGGGTCTATCATTAGATCACCAATCTGTTTTTCAGTATTAATAATTGTTCTCAAATTATTATGAAACTTTCTCTGGTGTTCTACTTGTTGTTTTTTATTATCCTCCTGTTGTTTAAGTAATTCAGTTTTTTCTTTAGCATATTCAAATTCTAGTTTCTCAAAGTGCTTCTTAGCGTATTTCTCTAAAGTACCTTTCTCACCATAACTTACAATCCTATCATCAATATCATCAGAATCCAAATCTTCATCCAATGAATAATAGTATCTTAAAAATGCTTCTTGATTTTCTTCATTATCAACATTATCAACTGGTATTTCAGATACCTGACCATACAACTCAAAAAACTTTCTTGTATCACCACCATTACTTTTAAATTTTAAAAATGTAGCAGCATCATCATCCAAAGTTGTAATCAAATTCTCTACAATACCATTTGCTCTAGTACTAACTTCTTCTTCAATCTTCTCAAAGAACAAATCAGGAGTAACTTCTTCATCACCAAAGTCAGTAGTAAATACACCCATTTCCTTAAAATCTTTAGCTAGATCACTAAACAACTTTATTTCTTCTGGTGTACTAGAAAGCGTTTCCTTTTCTTTCTTTCCTTCTTCTCCTTCTTTCTTATCTTCCTTCTTTTCCTTCTTCTCTTTCTTATCTTCCTTCTCCTCTCCTTCCTCATCTTTCTCTCTAGGAATAAAAGTAAAGTCATCATCATTTACTATATTCTCTGGTTTTTCAGGTTCTGTTAGAGTACTATTATCTTCTTCTTTCTCAACCTTAGTAGCAGGAACAAATACTGTTTCTACTGCTGAACCAGATACACCAAAGAAATCATTTACATTAGGAGTATCAAATTCAAAATTATCCAACAAAGAGTCACTATTTTCTACTTTTTTTTCAGGAGGCATATTAATTACATTTAATTTATTAAGTTTTATACAATTTCAAAATGTATTTTTGTATCTATTTAATTTAACTTTAAATAGCATTATTTATTAGTCTTTCCCATCTTACTAATCTTCTGTTTATCTAAAGATAACTTTTCTTTATCTACTTCTTTTTGATGTGCATCCATGGTCTGTTGCTGATTAAATTTCTTTTCATCTAAATCTTGTTTCTTCTGTTTAAGATTAGCTTCAATACCATGTTTATAAACCTCAAATACATCAGGTTCTCCATCATTATCACTATCTTTATTAACATCAAATCCCATAGATAACATTGCTTGTTTCTGCAATTCAGTTTCCCTTCTTTCAGATTCCTTCAATACTATCAACTCTTTCTCTCTTTCAAATGCTGCTTGACTATATGCCTCCTGTTGTTTAGCTAATTCTTGTTGTTGTTTATTCTTAAATTCTTCCATATCTCTTTGTCTCTGTTCAAAATCTCTTTCAGACTTCTCAAGTAATTCCTGAGCTGCCTGTAAAGTATCACTCATAGTTATCTTAATAACATCACTAAAGTTAGCTTTATCATTCTGTAAAGCCGCTTGTGCAAGTTGCTGAATCATCTGTTTAGTCATCTGTATCTTACTAGAATTAGAAACAAATAAACCAAAACTACTTGCAGCTAACATCTCATTATCAAGAGTTAAATACTGTACTGACATATCATCTAATACATAACTTAATCTCTCTGCTTTCTTAGGATCAGCATATATATATCTACTTAATTCAAGTAATGATGTAAGAACATTACGTTTAACTCTTTCATGCATATTAAAGTAAGGTTCTAGTATATTAGATACCATATTAATATTCTGTTCTGTATTACTAACAGCAGCACTATTAGCAATCTGACCTTCTATCTCCGGAGTAACTCCAACTGCTCTACCACACTTCTCTTCTATATACGTTGCTAATTCAATGTACTTCTTGATATCAGCAACCATACTTAAATCTAATTCCTTACTTGCAGTAGATACATCACCTAATTCATTAGTAGGATCCATAAATCCTATCTTTAATGTATCTATAAAGTAGAGCCACTTATCCATGTCAATACCTAAAGACTTAGGAATCATCTTACTATTAATAAGTGCAATCTTACCTTTATCACTTGCCATTAGTTTCTCAACTCTAAACATGATGATATTATAATAGAACTGCCAAGTCTTCATTCTATCCATGGCTGATATAGGTTCAGCATTTATATTATCATAGATAACACCATGGTAAGGTAACTTCACATTATATAAGTTATTGATATCTCTATACTGTCCTTTAAGTGGTTTCATTCCTTTATAAATACCAAAACCAATTCTATATCCTTCATGTACTTCTGGAATCCATTCCCATTCAATACCTATATCACCGGCTTCTTTATCTAATTTATAATCTTCATTAACAGGTTTAGTTACTTCAACTCCTTCAACATCTACATAAGTAAGGAAACCAATCTTTCTAAGACTCTTCCACGATGCATGAAATACCCTTACATTTCTTCTATAATTACTTACTTTAGTATCAGTAAAAGTAAACTGAGGGTCAACACCTCTACCTTCTGCTAATGAATAAATAGTATCTATCTCATCTTCATCCAATTCTTTACTAAACAAGGCTACAACTTCACTAGGAGACATATTCATCTCATAGACAGCCCATTCACCATCTTCAATAAATTCTGTATCTGGAGACTTTGCACAGTCAAAATATACAGGATTAATTACTCTACAAATTGGTAATTCATTTCTTTCTCCAACCCAATAAACTTCATAAGCAGAAATAAGAGCATGTTTCCATCCTTTATTAAATGTGTCCTTTATATAATTAAATTGATTTACCCAAGTAAAGAGTTGTGACATCATTACTTCAGCAGGATCCTGATGTTCTCTTGCCATATACTTAGCAATCTCAGGAGGAGTAGCAGCTTGCACACTTGCTTCTATTTCTTTTTCTATCTGTGCTTGCTGTTCAGGAGTAGGTTGTTGTCCATTAAGTTGAGCATAAGCTTCTTCCTTCTTCTGTTGCTCAATAGGCATCATAATCTGTGAGATAACGTAATCTCTAATCCTACCAAAGTGTTCTTCTTCTTTTCTAGTAGTAGCTTCTTCATTAATAGCAAGAACTTTAAAATCAAGAGGCCTTCTCATTTCCATACCAAGTAAAGCTCTTATCTTATTAGATACAATATCTTTATTAGTAAAGTTAGCAGGTAACTTAAGTTCTGCATTCTTTGGGTTATTAGAATAAGGACGAATTACATAGTTAAAGTCATCTTCATTAATCTTATTATTAAACAAATCATAATTAGTTTTCATCCTCATAGTCTCTGATATACCACCAAAACCATAAGAATGATAAGCAGCAGTATCAAATGTCTGTATCTTATGTTTATACCATGCCTGGTTATCAGCATCCTTTTCTTTTTGACTTATTCTATCTCTTTTAGTACTACTTAGATAACCATTAGTAGGAGACATTGAAGGTTCTGTATTATGATTCATTTATGTAAGTTAATGTTGTAGTTAAGTATTAATCTAATTTTTAAATAAAGTAAATGCAAAGTCATCCCAAAACTTCTCATTCTCTTCTAATCTTTCTCCATGTATCTTATTCTCTCCATCATTTTCAATAAACATCATTAATACAATTAACGCACTTATTCTATCAAAGTTACCTTTCCTATTATATTGTATTAATTCTTCAAGTAAACCTATATCATATATAGTATTTAAGTTAAGAATAAGTTTATCTTCTGAATCAATATTCTTTTCAGTTAATAACCACTGTTTAAGATACTTTTCACCAGCATCTTTAAGTTTTTCATTCATATGTATACCATATACACGTGCTACTTTAGAATGTTTAATAGTAGCAGATATAATAGCATCAGGTTGTACAGCAAGTAGATGTAACTTCTTTCTTTTAGTAAAGTAAGATCTTACTTCAGTAACTTCATTTTCAAACCCTATCTCCGCATTATATAACTCACTTAACATCTCTAAGTTTCTATTATAGTCATCAGATGTATTAGGTCTACCTACATAACTAGCTACTAAACAATCATAAGTAGCAGAACCTTGTAGTACTCCTTTATATACATAAGTAGCTCCTAATGATGTACTATCAGCAGCTTGATTCTGTCTATAAGGATCATATCCAATCTTATATAATCCTTTAGGTGCATCTGGGGTAGGATATTCATATATAACTATTGCACCTCTAATATCAGTATCTTTGACTTTATAAGAATTAAGTGGTGTTAATTCGTTCTTTAAATCTATTTTAAATCTAACTTTACTTGTTTCTTCATCTCTATATAAAGTACCTGCCATACCTTTCTTAATATGTAAATTCTCTCTTCTAACCAAATCGAGTTGATGTTGTAATTCTACAATAGGAAAGTCATTAGTAGATACAGTTAAGAATGCTTCACTAGGAGAAAGAGGTTTTTCCTGTACACGTTTCTGTAATACATAAGAACTATTAGCAGCTCTTCTTAAAGCATTCCTTTTATCTAATTCATACTTCTTAGCACCTTCAAAATCAGAGTTACCCTGTTTATCATAGAATCCAACGAGATTTAAATTCTCTGGATGAAAGAAACCACATAAAGATTGTTCTGCGTTATCATCCCATATATTATTAAAAGGTAATAAATCAAATGCTTCTGGATTAAAAAACATTTCTGCAAAGTCAAGAGTACCAGATTCCATATCTCCACCTGTACCAAAGATTACCATTTGACCAGTAACAAATGTACCATCTTCTAAAGATTCCTTAGTTGCCATATAAGCATCCTTTAGATTAGGAAACTTACCAGCTTCTTCATATAGAATCATTATTCCATCTTTACCACGAGCAGCATCTGGATTATCACCAAATGTAAGTGCCATGATTTCAGACATATAACCTCTTTCAACAGGAACACCTTGTACAAAACTCTTATAAGATGCTTTCCTATGTTCCTGTTTATCAACAAATTCTCTAGCCTTTCTCCATCCTGTATTAGCATTAAGAAAATCAATAAATCTACTTGCCATACCCATAGTACCACGAGGATACAAGTATTTCTTATCAAATGCTCCTATAATTACAAGAGAATCAGGAATACTATTATAAGTATTAGCACAAATGCCGGCGTTTTTATAACTATTATGAGTAATAACAAAATCTTTAGTTAAATACAAATGATCTTTTGAATCTATTAATATACAACTACTTTCTTCTTGATAATCTAATTTTTTAACATCAACAATTGCTACTTTATCAATATTATATTGTCTTTGTTTAATTTTATCAGCTTTTCTTTTTAATTTAAATATTTGTTTATCTGTTGTTATTATCAAAATCCAAGCTTGATTAACAGAAAAAGTATTGTATTCTAAATTTTTACATTTAGATTTTTTAACTCTGACTCCTAAACTTCTTAACACAAATTGTAAATCATTAATTAATTGTTCAGATGTATTTACAAAATTACAAGAACCATTTTTCCAAATACTACCATCAGAATCCATTAATCCTTTTACTAATTCATATCTATCTTCTACAGAAGCATATTTATATATTTCTGGTATAAATTTATGAATAGCATTAGTTCTTAATCCTAATGTTTTTAGGTTATCCATTAATGGATTTATGTTTCTTATTTTATTATAAGATATAACATATCCATAATCATTACCTTTACTTTTTTTAACTGAATAATCCGAACCAAGAATTTCTTTTATATAAGTAATTAATTCTAAGTCTGCTGTAGAAAAACCACAAGTACTTCTTCCTAAAGAACCATCTCCTATAAGAAGTCCAAGTAAATAAGGATTGATAGGTAACTTTTCATCATTATTGTAAGATACTTCTTTTGTTTGTTTTATGTGATAAGAATAAGCTAATTTTCCTACTATGCCTCTTTTTAATTTTTTATCTAAAAAGAATTTAGTATCAACTATTCTTTTATTATTTCTATTATCTATTATTTCCCAAAGATGCTCTAATCCACATTTTATTTTTCTACCATCTTTTAATATTAATTCATAAACATCACATTTACCTTGCGGATATTTTTCTAATACTTTTGCTTTACCTGTAGGAGTAAGAACATCATCTCCAATATTAATGTTACCCATAGTATTAATACCATTAGGTGTCATTATTATTTCAGAATGAGGTTGTTGATACCCTTTACGTCTAGCTTTACCAACAATCATATGATAACCACCAGATAGAAATCTATCTTGTAAAGATAATCCTAACCTCAAGTTATCAAAGTATTCTCTTGTACATCCGTTTCTTCCAATATCAAGTGCATGAAAGTAATTATAATCACCATCCCAGAAATCAGGACATACTGATACTTTATTACCTTTA